AAGAAAAATACACAGCTGTAAAATTCAAAACTAGTCATTACATATCCCTCCATACTCTTAATGCTATTAAACTCATTATTGTTAAAAATAAAAACCACTCCATTAGTTTAATCCTTTCTTATAAGTTATTACTGGGTCAATGCATGTTGTATATCTCTCAATAACAACGTCCCAAAAACACATATATTTTTTGCCACCTTGTTCCCAAACTCTGCAACCCTCTTTGTTTAAATTTCCAATTCTACGAATTGTTTTTTTATATTTCTTTGCCCACCATGAAACAACAAAATCACTCTTTGCTTCAATCCTTTCTACTTCTTTTGTTAAGTCTTCTATGTTCATATTATCCTTTCTTTTGTTATGGGATATTCTAACATAGAATATCCCATAATGTCAATACTTAACTTTGTGCAATAGCTTTTATTTTGGAAGTATCAACATTCCAAGTTAAACCAATATGTTTAACAACCAGATTTAAACTTTGTTTAAGTTCGTCTGGCGTTCCACTTTCCATAACATTATCTATTGCTTTTTGTTTCAGGTCTTTTAGGTCTTTGAGTTTAGCGCCTTCAGGTCTTCTCTCAATTTCCCTATCAACCAAGTCTTTAGCCCAGTCTCTTAATTGCTCTTCACAATCAGATAGTCTTAACCTGTCCTCGTCTCTTTCAAAGGAGTAAGACAGGTCTTTTTTATCTTTTTTTGATACCTTCTCAAAAAAAGTTTTAGCGTCGTTTTGAGCTTGCTTCATAAACTCTTCGGCCTCTTTCATCTTTGCCAAGATTTTATCTGCGCCCATTTTCTTTGCTAGTTTCTTTACAACATTATTAGTAGCTTCAGTTCTATACTGCTTGATTAATAATTGTTGCTCGTCAATCAGAGGTTGAAAGTATCTATTAACTTTACTTTCAAAATGCTCTAATTGATATTTTGTCATTTTAGTCATTTGTTATCCTTTCTTTAAAAATAATTTTATATACTACTTGACAATCTTTGTCAATGGGATTATATGGGAATATTAAATTAATTTATTAATTTATAAGATCAACAGGTTGTACATCACACCGCGCTCCTTGTGCCGTCTTTGTATGACCTGTGCTGATCCCAGATCCATTAGAGATAGGAGATGTCCTATGCAAAATGCTAGCACTCTCTGATGGGTCTGGGATCAGCAACGAGCGTGACCTAGGCTGGGATGAGGGGTCATCGATATACTAGTAATCTAGTTATGTTCTCTCCCAGTGCTGATCAAGAGCTCGATTTGTGAGGGTGTACGGCTCTATAAACCGTGACCCCGTTTGCAGGTAACCCTTGCAGTCCCGAGTCTGCAGACTCGCTGGGCCGCAAGCCTGCAAGCCTACAAGCCTACAAGCTTGACAAGTTATAAGGTATGGGATATTATGAGATTTTAAGAAAGGATAACAATATGATTACAGAAAAAGAATATAGAAACATAATGACTGATGTATATAGAAAAATAATAACAGCTGTAAACATTGAGACTGGAGATGATGGGTCCAAGGGTCACGAAGTATTAAAAACTTTTCATGAGCTGTTAAAGATGGATGAAAAACAATATGAAAAACAACAAAAGTTTTACGGATGAATATTAAAAAAGCAAAATTAATTACTGGTTCGATGACTCGAACCAGTAAAATGCCGGGCCTGAGTTACAGCCTGCCAGCCTGGGAGTGCAAAACAGGTTCTAAGCTTCGAAAAGTGAAGGGCTCAGTTTGTGCCAGCTGTTATGCATTAAAAGGAAATTACACCAGATACAAAGCAATTAAGGCTGCGCAATATGTAAGACTCGACAGCCTGAAGCATCCACTGTGGACCGCTGCAATGGTTGCGCAGGTGAAGCGTCAGAAATACTTCAGATGGCACGACGCCGGAGACGTCCAGGATCTGGACCATTTAAACAAGATCTTTGAGGTCTGCAGGTTAACGCCAAACACCAACCACTGGATGCCAACGCGTGAAGCCTGGGTGAAGGATCACCTGCCGCGATCTCCTAAAAATTTAGTTATAAGATTTAGCCCGCCAATGATCAACCAACGAGCGCCGGAGAGCTGGCCCAATTCTTCAATGGTGATTGATAAAGGTTTTCACACCTGCCCCGCGCCTTCTCAGGGTGGACAGTGTGGAGACTGTAGGCAATGCTGGGATCCGAAGGTTAAAGTTGTATCATACGGTAAACACTAATGTTCAGACACCCGAAATACTACAAGGAGCTGGAGAAGCGAAGGAAAGAACTCCAGAGGCAACAAGCCGACAAGCCCGCGAGCCCTCAAGCCGACAAGCCCACAAGCGAGCAAGCTGACAAGCCGGCAAGCTCTCAAGCGTCCAGCGGTTCGCGAATCAACAAGCGCTCTATATAGGTCCAATCATCCGTTGCGAGGGAAGGTACTTCACGATAGTCTGCAAGCAGACCGAGGATCGAGGAGGACTCATAAAGTTTTATTGAAGAGGAAGAGGCCTCTTCAATAAGAATAAAATTACGTTGCTTTCTGGTCAGGTGAAACAATTTTTGGTGTGGTGAAAAGTGTATTTTCTTGCCTGTTGCAATCTTTAACTCAACCATGAAAAAACCACAATTATCATGGTATCCCAACAAATCTGGTGTACCAAAACTACTCCAGGATTCTAGTCTAGTCCACTGAATTTTGGGTGTATTTTTCTTTACTTTGTGCCAAAGTTTTGACTCTGGTTTCATCGTACGTAGCCTTATAAATTTGTCTTACAATTGTAGTGGCTGGGTTGAGATCAAAGTCTCTTGCACACCCTGATAACAATATAAATATTAGTATAATTCTCACAATTGACTGATACGCTAGATTACGTTATAAGTCAACCATTATGGGAGTACCAGCCAAATTAACAGAACGACAAATAAAGTTTGCAGAGTTATTAGTATATAACGAAGGCAGGCTTTCACCAGCTGAAGCAGCATTTCAAGCAGGATATAAAACACGTCCAAGACAAGCTGCATCAGAGTTAAGGAATCCAAAAGTATCTCCATTGGTTGTGAAGTATATAGGAGAACTAAGAGCAGAGGTACAAGAAAAGTATGGTATCAGTTTTGAAAGACATATATCTGAACTGGCCCAAATTAGAAATCAGGCACTTGCAAAAGGAGCTTGGTCAGCTGCAGTAAATGCAGAAGTTGCTAGGGGTAAAGCTGGTGGGTTATATGTAGATCAAAAGCTTGTTATGACAGGTAATGTCGATAACATGTCATCCTCTGAAATCAAAGACAGACTTAAAAAGATTCTTGATGATAACAAAGAGATTATTAATATTAGCCCTGAAGAGATAAAGCTAGAAGAACTAGAATTAGAAAAATCGTCAAACCCTGGTAGTGATTCAGAGCAGTAATTAATCTACTAAACATCTTTCTTGGAAACTTTTTTACTAGTGCCCACTTGTTTATAACTGGTTTGTATTCCATTTGAGTTAGGTCCTTTCCTTGGTGGAAGTTGGTCCCATTTTACATCAGGCATGTTCTTTGTCAACGTAGGATTAAAGATTCTATTGAAGTTTTCTTTATACAAATCGTTTACAATTCTTGACCTACCATCAAATCTAAATTTTTTATCTTTCATTTATTTTTTCCATTTTTATTATACACCCTCTTGGGAATACATTTCTATCACTAAATAATTCATCATTCTCTTCGTAAGATGCAAACGTCCAAATATATTTTTTATTTTTATCAAACAGATACGCATGAGTTATCATCGTAGATGGAATCAAACCAAGTGAGTCATGTGCATTCGCATGGCCCGAATCACCCGTTGGATCAATCCAAGTGATTTTGTAATAGTAATATCTTTTCTTGTTAATTACTACTGACTTATACTTTGATTTTTTAGGACGTCTCATATCAATCTTATACTGTATAGGGAGATTTTTGGGCAAAAAAGTTTTCTAAAAAACAAAAAGGGTCGCGCGCGCCGAGTACAGTGTGAAAAAGTTGTTGTGGTTATTGACTTTTTTAACTGTGCCAAGGCATAATTGCAAAAAAGCCAGTATTTACGCCATTTGTGCCAAGCTGTGCCATGAGAAATTGATGTCGTGGCACAGCTATTAGTCAATAATACCAACACTTTTAATCGATTTTGACCACTGTGCCAACTGTGCCACCAGTTTTTTTTGATCACTGAAAAAAAAATTTGCTCAGAAATTCCACTTACATTTGGCACAGCTCTACATTGGAACCATTCTAAAGTATACATTAGAACCATTCTAAAGTTTGTATGGTTTTGTACCATTTTTCACTATTTTTTTAATACCAGACCCCAAAATCTCTACTTTTGCATAGGGTTTCCATGCTTTACGTACCAGATTAAGCTCTAAAACAAGGTTAGACCATTGTTTAGGTGTGATATCTTTACTTTGTATTGTTAGTTTTTTCATAATTTTATAGGTGCCGCCCAGTCTCCCGATCGGCACCTTGCTTGGCCAGCGTATACTTCATCGAAGTATTCATTAACTCTGTTTATATGTTTTTGATCTAAATAATTCATTCCTATCCGCTTTTAATACTAATCGTGCAGGATTAGCGTCACCAATTATATTGCTCTCTTGTATCTCAATACGTCTGACATCTTCTAAGTGTCCAGACATACTTTCAATATAAACAGGGCAATCAGATATCATGGTACC